ATGTACGATATGATCGCTCGAGTAAACAAAGTGAACACGGTCATCACGGGGCTCAAGAGGATAGACCAGTTCACTACGGCCCTTCAGGTGAAGTGGGGCGCGGTTTACGGTGGGGTGGTGACCCCTATTTATCAATGGAGGACGGACGACGTTCTTGATTATCTGAAAGGGAATAAAATCGACTTGCCCGACATTTACGTGAAGGGTGGATCGCGCGGGGTAGGAATAAGCTACGAGACTATAAAATGGCTGGATGAGTTTTATCCGGAAGACATGAAGGTCATGGAGTCTTACTTCCCGTTCTGTAGGGCAGTCGTATTTAGGAAAGAAAAATACGGCACAGGCGCAAAAGAGAGGCGGGTATGAGCGACGGTTATCAGCCTGATCCTACGACAGAGACGATAAAGCCCCCGCAAGGGGGCACTGGTGTCGTTAAGGCAAAGCCGAAGTCAGCAACTAAGGCGATAAAGCCGAAGAAAGTCGCGAAGCCGGCCGAGAAGTCTGCGCTGGACAAGTGGGAGACGCGGACTATACATCGTTCCCTACTGAAGAATGCTCCCTATAATCCTAGGCGCATCAACGACAAGGCGCGAAAGAAGCTCAGGGACAACATTAAGAAGATGGGCCTCATGGGTGGAATCGTTTGGAATGAGCTCACGGGGAACATCGTCGCGGGCCACCAGCGGATCGACATCCTCGACAGCATTGAGGGGAAAGCCGACTACCTGATTACGGTGACGGTCGTCAAGCTGACTAACGAAGAGGAGAAGACGCAGAACCTCTTTATGAACAACACCTATGCGCAAGGCGACTTTGATCTGGACAGGCTCGAGGATCTTCTGACCGACTTGAAGGGGTCAGAGGACTCGGGATTCTCGCGGACGGATCAGATACAGATATTCGGAAAACCATTCGACCAGCAGCTCGCAGACCAGCACTCCGAGGTTGTAGGCAGGATGGGCCAGGTGCTCGTATCCCATTCCAACATGAAGAAGCAGGCCCAGGAGAACGATGGAGCTTTCTATACGGTCCTCGTCTTCAAGGACATGAAGGATATGATGCGTATGTTCGAGATGTTCGACATTGAGCAGAACCGCTTCCAGGGAGGCTGGGACTTTATCGCTGACGTGATCAAGTCGAAAAAGGTTGTGGACGAGCGCGGGAGGCAGGAAGGTGAATGAGGCCAGGCCATACAGCGACCGAGAGAAGATAATGGATGATGTAGTAGCGCAGTTCCGTGTGTGGTGTGGCATGTGTGTCGTTACCCAAAAGATTAAGGGCGATAGGCATGTCACTGTCGTCGATAGGTATTTCGAGGAGCCAGTAAAATACGTTGAGGTGAAATTGATAATCGACCCGAAAAAGGCGTAAGAGGCATATTATGAGTGAAGAAACCGATAAGAAACCCAAAAAGGCAGGTCGTCCACCTAAGATTAACGCTGGTATCATAGAGGGGATAGCCAAGTATATACGCTCCGGGGCTTCCTTCGAGGACGCCATGATTATGTCAAATCTTTCTGAGCAAACACTTTACGATTGGAAAAAGAAGGGAAAAGAGAAACCCGAATCCATCTACGGCAGTTTTTTGGAGGAGATTACGCACGCCCGCACCGAGGCGAAGATGCGGAAGATCGCTTCAGTCGAGACGAAATGCCGCGAGGACGGGACGTTCGCTCTCGAGATGCTGTCTCGAGCCTATCCGGAGGAGTATGGGAGGAAGGACAGGATCACAGTCGACGCGAACGTGGATGCTAAGGTGGCGACGACGTCGGACATCGTGATGGGCCTTTCGCCGGAAGCTGTCGCGCGGTATAGGGCGAATAGGGATTCGATTCTCGGAAAGACCAAGAAGGCCTAATGCCGGGAGCAGAGCTGCTAGAGGGCGAGGCGGAAGAGCTCGCCGTCATGGCTCAGGAGAATCTCTTGGCCTTCTACGCCTGGACAGGCCAGCATCGAACCCACCGTGGGAAAGAGCTGGACTTCCAGAAGAACAAGTTCCAACACTTTTTCTACCTAACAGACACGAAGTACCTCGTCGTCATGAAGTCGACGCAATGCTTTCCTGCTGGGACGATAGTGATGACACTCCGAGGCCCGCTGCCAATAGAAAGCATTAAGGCTGGGGAATACGTGCTCACGGGCAAAGGACGCTATCGCAGGGTTCTCGCTACGAAGACCCAAGAGACGAATGAGCTTAAAGGTTTTAAGGCAGACAACGGGGGCACTGTTGAATGTACCTTGGATCATCAGCTATGGGGATCGGCGTTTAATGAAGGGAAGTATCACTACAAGAAGCGAGAGATGCTTAACCCGAAATGGAGAATGGCGAGGGAGGTTGGCATGGGTGACTATCTTGCTTACCCCAGAGTGAGGGAGTGGGGGAAGACGGCAGGGATAAGGCTTAGTAATTATTTGACTGACGGAATCGTTGAAGGAGAAACTATAAGGATGAGCAATCAGCAAAGCACCGTATCCGAAAGCATTGTGCTTGATGAAGGCTTCGGTAATTTGTGCGGTTTCTATTTATCCGAGGGATGGACTAGGCTGAAAGGAACAGAGGTAGGATTCGGCTTTCATATAAAAGAAACCGAATACACTAAAATAGTTTTCCGAGAGATTAGGCGGATCACGAACTGCGATATTCACGAAGCAGAAGACGATCATCATTGCAGACGAGTTGTTATCCGTAATAGAGCTCTGCATGACTTCTTCAAGAGCCAATTCGGGCAAGGTAGCGGAGAGAAGAGAATCCCCGAATGGGCTTACGGTGCTTGCAAGGATTTTCAGCGCGGGCTATTGCAAGGAATATTCTGGGGCGATGGATGCTTGAAGAGAAAACAGGTAACCCTCACGTCGAAGAGTCGACAGTTGTTGGAAGGCGCGAAGCAGATACTCTACAGCTTTGGTATCCCTACTCATATAATCATTCACCAAGGTTCGAAGCATGAAGCCTATCGAATATATGCAAGCAGGAAGTTTTTCAATGGAACGGGAATAATACCGCAATGTGATGAAGGCTATACACGGCTTATCGATGACGAGTCTGGAATATTGGCGAGAGTTAAAATGGTTACGCATCGAGTTGTCGCTTGCAAGGTCTATGACCTGACGGTTGAAGAAGACCATAGCTATACGGCGAATGGGTATATCGTTCACAACTGTGGGATCTCGGAGTTCCTCCTCGGTAGGGCGCTGGTCAGCGCTATGCAGGGGCGGAACGTCTTCTACGTCCTGCCTACTTTCAACCTTGTCAGCCGATTCGTGAAGGAGCGGCTCAATAAGACCATGATGCTATCCCCTGCGTATGACTTCCTGGCGCACGGCAACGAGGACGGGCAGAAGTTCTCGTCGTCGGTCTCTATGAAGCAGGTAGGGCCAGGCACGATAGCGATGGTCGGCTCGAATACGGCCGCCGCCTTTACCGAGTTCGCGGCTGACGAGCTGGTCATCGATGAGCTCGATCGCTGCAACCAGGCAAACCTGAACATGGCCTGGGAGCGTCTGAGTGCGGCCGAAGAGTCGGACAGGCGGCAGTACAAGGTCTCGAACCCTACCATCACGGGATACGGCATCGATATCGAGTACGCGAATAGCACGCAGCGAGAATGGCACCTACATTGCAAGCACTGCGGGAAGTATGTTCATCCCGACTGGTTCAAGCACGTTGTCAGGGAAGTCGAGGATGGCGAGTACGTGCTTAGAGACACCACTTGGGAACGATACAGTAAGACGGACATTCAGCTCATCTGTGACTGCGGAAAGCCGCTCGAGCGGTACGGAGCGGGCGAGTGGATCGCGCACGGACGAGAGGACAACGACCACGAAGGCCTACGGGTATCGAAGATATTCTCGGCCAACGTCAGGCTGTCCGAGATGCTCGAACGGTTCGAGCTCGGGCTAGTCAACGACGAGGCGATGTCCCGGTTCTGGAATGCGGACCTGGGGCTGGCATTCAACGCGAAGGGCGCGAGGCTGGATGAGGAGGACATGGATGCGTGCATCGATAGCTACCCATTGGGCCAGAGACCCGAAGGTGGCGTTACAATCGCTGGCATTGACGTTGGCGCTTATTTCCATCTTGTTGTTGGGCACATGGCATGGGGAGTGCCCGGCGTCAGGGTTATTGACGTCCAGGCTGTTCGTGACCCGCAAGAGGTTTTGGAGATTCTTCGGAAGTATCGCGCAAAGGTGTATGTTATTGACGCTCTGCCGGAGATGCGCATCTCGAAGATGATCGCCCATAAATCCAAGGGCGGATTCGTCTGTCTGTTTCAGCAGGGCCTAAGCGACACGATTGGCGATCACTCGGTGCGCGTAGACCGCACGTCGGCTATGGACAACGTGAAGGCCGGGTTCACGATGGAGGCGATCAAGCTCCCCCGGAATATCAAGAGCGTGCCAGATTACTACGAGCACATGATGGCTCCGACTCGCGTGTTCGACCCTGATGCAAAAGGCGGAGAGGGCTACTATACTTGGGTAGAAGGCTCGAAGCCTGACCACTATTTCCTGGCGACTGCGTATATGCTTATGGCGGGGCGGATAGCCACGTTGTCACATTAAGGGAGGCGCGTCATGACGATGTTTACTTTGGTATTCGATGAAAAAGATGATGATCATCTTGTAGCCATGATCATTAACAACGAGCAGGGAAAGTCGATGGAGATTTCCCCGTTTAGGTTGCAGATAGTGGCATCGCAGGCTATTGTTGATTTGGCGATACAGTTGCAGAACGGCGTGAAACCGAAGCAGGTCCATGGGGCGAAGGACGGGATGGAGCCTGGCCTAAAGACCGCATTCGAGATCGCCGCCGAGAACGTGAAGAAGTTCAAGGATAAGCTCGGAGGGTAATTATGTTCGCAATCAGCACCGAATCGCTTCTGTCCACGTCTGGGATCGCTGAGTCTAAGGCCGCGCTCAAGAAGCGCGGCGTCAATGTCTACACGACCTCAGAGATCGTGGGCGTTGCCGGGATCGACAAGAACGGTCAGATACTCACTGGTGCAGTCGAAGTGCCGATGTTCGGCCTATCGATCTACGACAGGATAGCACTCGCGCAACGATGCGACTCGGTGTATGGCGTCGTGGCAGGCAGGTCGAACCGAATCTCAGGTCTCGACTGGGACATCAAGAAGGAAAGCAAGGAAGAGGACCGCATCGTCGCGGGAATGAAGATGTGCTACCAGGTCTTCCAGGAGTATGCGGGTCACGGCGGGGTCTACGAGGCAGTTATCCGAGGGCGAATGGTCCAGGAGATCAAGCAGAGGCTTCCGGACGTGCTATACGACCTTTCCAACTTCGATAGAGCCCTCCTCCGCTGGCGAAAGCGGCTCCAGGCACGGAACGACGACGCATCGCAGGAGATCGAGGACTGGCTGAACCAACCGAACAGCGAGGACTCATTCGACGACTTTATTAAGAAGTGGGTCGCCGATCTTATGATCCACGGCGCCGACGCGATTTATATGCAACAGGTCGATGACAGGATGGAGAACATCTACCACCTGCCGGGAGGCTCGGTTCAGCCACTCAAGAACAGGTTTGTCAGCGCGACAAGGGGCTTCATCCAGGCGATGCCGGGGATGGATGCGAAAATCTACTGGCAGGACGAAATTGTCTACTCGGCCTACATGCCGAACTCGGGGATATCCTATGGGCTCATACCTCTCGAGGCTTTGGTCAATAAGGTTGCAGAAACGTTACTCTTTGATCAGCGTTCGGCCGAAATGGCAGACGGGACTCAGCCGCCTGAGAAGATCGCCTTGTTCGGCGAGGCGGCTCCATTCGGCGACCTTACGGGCGAAGAAGCTCTCGAAGTTTCGCTCACTCAATCGGAGCAGAGTAAGATCGAGACGCTCCTCAATGAGCCGCGCAAGGACGCTATCCGCGTACTCTCCGGATATGGAACGCCGGCCATCCTTGACCTTAGCCGCTCTGAGACGTATGCAAGCCAGATAGATCGTCAGCGACTTATTCGCGAGAGCGTTGCGTTTGTCTACAACATGAGCAACATGGAGGTGAACCTCACGGGGTCGGATGACACGAGCGGGCGGTCGACGTCGGAGGCTCAGGCTAAGATCGAGAACGAGAAAGGCATCGCACCGATAGTCAGGCTGATCCAGAACAGGCTCAATAGGCAGATTCTCCCGCTACGCTTCAAGTACGGCTATCTCTTCGAGTTCAAGAGCGGGCTGTCGGAGGAAGAGCAGATTCAGATCGACACCGCCAAGAAGCAGTCGGGCAGCTACACAGACAACGAGATCAGGATCGACTCTGGCCGTGAGCCTATCGGTCCTGACGGCGACAAGTTGCCGGGAGCGGCGCAGTCGCCGGACGGAAGCCAGTCGAGCCCGCTGAACATGAAGATGATCGGCGCGACTTGATCTTGACAAATGATCAAGATCATGCGAGATTGTGATCATGCAGGGAAAAGGTTGGGCTTCCTCCTGCTACTGGCGTCTGGACCCCGAAGTGTTCCGGACCACGAGAGGGACAACGGACGCCAGGAAGGCCCATGCTGGAGGTTGTGTTCATGAAGCGTGACCCTGCCCTGGATTTATATACGGCTATCGGGATCGCGGTAGTGATCCTGGTGGCCGAATTGGTGTATCTGTGGGCGTAATCGAGGGCGTGAAGATTCCTGAGACCGAGATCGCTCGTCATGAGCGCAGGCTCGGGAACGATCTCACGGCGCTATTCAAGCTCATCCAGGACGACATGACGGACCTGCTCGCCCGCGCTGAACGCGAAGGGTGGGACGAAGGCCGATTCATAGGCGAAGCCTTGAAGCTGGTCGAGGGAGATGGAAAAGATGAACTTTCGAACATGCGAGTTCTGTAAGAGCGCGCACACAACCCCATCATACAAGCTGTTCTGCCACTGTCGCACGAAGATCAAGCCGAAGGGGCATCTCGAGGTGACGATGGGCCATTCCTGCGCGAAGTGGGAAGCAAGAGATGAGAAGACCCGGCAGATCATAGAGTCGGCCGAGAAAAAGTACGGAGGTGCATGATGGTAGTGAAACAGATCGCGGAGAAGTTCGGCGTGTCCCTGAGCACGGCGAAGCGCAGGATCGAGCAGGCGGCTTTCGACGTTCCCTTCACTGTGAAGGGCATCAAGGACGCGAAGAACCGCGTGGTTGAGCAGAAGGACTACAAGCTCGCCGACGTGAAGGGGCTGTTCGCCAAGGCCAAAGCTCCAAAGGAGTCCAGGGCCGGGTTGCCGAAGACGGCCAACGAAGGCTACTGATAGCAGTTGAAGGATTCGGTAGAAGTGCTATACTGGGCGTTGGGCGGGGAACCGTCTGGCGCCTTTTTTATTGCCTGGAGGATTTATGCCGACACCTAAGCCTGGAGAGAAGGAAGAGGACTACATCCCCCGCTGCGTGCGCGAGGTGATGGGAGAGGGCTCGACTCAACAGCAGGCGCTCGGCAAGTGCTACGGCATGTTCCGCGAGCATCAGCACAAAGTCGCCGAATGCCACGCGCAGGCCATTCGCGACGAGACGCTCGCGCAGGCGGACAAGCTTGGCATACAGAACCCGGAGCACTGGGCGGCGAACGCGCAGAAGATGGTCATGGTCGAGCATACCCAGGCAGTCAGGAAAGAGCTTATCGAGACGACCAAGAAGCTCGTAGACGCGGTAGGCAAGACGACGGACTACCGAAGCGACGAGGGGAAGATGGTCGACGAGGCCTACAAGATCGAGAAGGGCTTCAAGGAAGACGATCACCCTCGTGAGGATGATGGGAAGTTCAAAGGAGACGGCAATGGAGCAGGGGAAGGCGGACGACAAAGCGGAGGAGGAGTACATTCAGAAGATCATCGAGGAGCAGAGCGGCGCCCCTTGGGTTATGGAGGCTCAGAAGGCGACCGGGCTTACACCCGAGAAGATATTGCGGGCGGCAAGGCATCAAGGGCTAGTTTAGAAGTCGCGAAGTCATTCGAGAGAGAGCATAAGCTGGCTGCCGGCGCCGTGGTCGCGGTTCACCACCAGGCCAACGGGGCGCGGCACTATGAGCTCTCGGGGGAGAAAGGGGCCGAGTTCTACCACAAGACGCTCGACGATCTCCGGTCAAGGAATCCCGCGGGCGCCCAGGTGTCGCTTAAGCTGGTGTCGGACTACAAATCCATGCGCCTATTCGTCGACGACGGGGCCAACGCTGCTTGCGCTCTGGATGGGCAAGACATCGTCTCGGCCTGTTCTAATCCAGGCAAAGGCAAACCATCGGCGTTTCCCGGGATGCTTCAGTCGATGATAGACGAGGGAGGAAAAACGGGCGACTGCTATGGAACCTTCCTGCCTGCCTACTATGCGAGGTTCGGTCTCGAGATGCAGGCCCGACTACCTTGGAACCAGGAAGTCTGGGACGATTACGCGGCAGAGGAGCGGAAATCTGGAAGGTTGTCGGAGGACCAACTCGACAATCAAAAGGTATTCGCGGACTTCGGCGGGAAACCGGATTACTATCTATTCGCGCATACGGGGAATACGAAGCTTAGGCCTGCCGACGACGTCCCGGTCTTTGACGACTGGGACAAAGCGGCAGAGGAGCGGGATAAAGCTCTGACCAAGAAAAAGATCGAAAAGGCGGCGACAAGCCTGGCTACTCTAGCCGTGAACAAGGCGCTCGATGTGTTCGGAGTGACGAAGGGCGGGGCTCGAGTAGGCGCTGTCCACGAGCGAAAGGATGGACCCTACCGAAAAGTGGCGCAGCCGAGCGAATGGGAGAAGGACGCGAGCGGGAAGCCAACAGCGGTCAACGCGAAGATGATTCCAAGGCAGAAGGTATTGCCGAAGTTCCTGGAGCATACGGCTATCCCGCCAGCCTGGAAGAACGTGCAGATAGCCAAGAGCGAGAAGGAGCCGCTATGGGCTATGGGCGTCGACAAGAAGGCCAGGACGCAGAAAATCTATAACCCGCGATTCAAGATGGCTACGGCGAAGTATAAGTACGACAAGGTAAAAAAAATGCAGAAGGTAATGGCTTCGTATACCAAGGAGAACGACAAGAACGCGAAGTCCGGAAGCAATGAGGCTGAGTGCCTATCGCTCATCATCTCGACAGGGATTCGCCCTGGCGGAGAGAAGGACACGAGCGCCGACGTAGAGGCATACGGCGCGACCCAGCTTGAAGGCCGGCACGTTGTCGAGCTCAAGAATGGGGTCAGGCTGAGGTTCACGGGCAAGAAGGGCGTGAGCTTGGATATCCCCGTCGACGATCCAAAGGTCGCCAAGATGCTGCTGCGCCGAAAGGCCCAGGCTGGCTCGAAGGGAAGGATTTTCGATACGACAGGGAACAAACTCGCCCTCTACTCGAAGTCTCTCGGTGGGAATGCAGGCATACGGCCCAAGGACCTGCGTACCCATTTGGCGAATAAGCTGGCGCGCGAGTATATCGAGGACATTAAGGCGCCGACTGACGAGTCATCGTACAAGGAGGCTACGAAGGCCATCGCTGCAAGGGTGGGCGAGAAGCTCGGGAACTCGGCGACGGTCTGCCTTCAGAGCTACATCAACCCCGATTTATTCGACGAATGGAAGGAGAGTGCAGGACTATGAGCTTCGAAAACGACTTCGAGGAGGAGGCGAAAGCCTTCGTGGATGAGCAAGACGATCTCGCCGAGGATGACGAGGAGCTGGAGCAGACCCCGCAGGACGTGATCGACCACCTCGGCTACGATCCGCTCGACGAGGACGATTAATGGACTCGTATTCGGCTCGCTGGCTGAAGGCTCAGTTCCCTGGAGAAGACCTAAAGAAGCTCTCCAAGCTCGACCTTATGGCTATGGTAATCGCCAAGAACCATGAGAAAATAGCGAAGACGGTCGACGGCATGAGTTCGGAATACTATCGCGAGCAGCTTAGGAAGATGGAAAAGTCGACTGCTTCCCAGATAAAGCTCCCTGATTTGGCCAAAACGGCTCAGGCTGTACAGCTTCGGAAGGCAAAGGACCGAGGGCAGCTAATCTCTTCTGGCCTGCGTGCGCAGCTCTCGGACGATCTACGGGCCGCTGTAGCCGAGCACCTGGAGACGCAAGGATCGCGTGGGAAGACCCGAGGGCGCATGAACCCCGACCTGGTCGACCGATTCGAGCAGTCGCTCACGAAGACATTCAAAGGCTACTGCGTATCGAAAGGCGGAGAGCTGCCACCGAACATCCGGACGATAGCCGAGACGGAGATACGCTCGACGGTGTCGGACGTGAAGCATTCCTACGTCTCGCGGCTCATGGAAGAGAACCCTGGACGGGTCAAAGTGCGAAAGCGATGGCTTCACTTCCCTTCTCGGAGCCCTCGGCCAGGGCATAAGGCCATGAACGGGCGGGTGGTCGCTTTCGAAGGTTTCTTCATGGTTCCAAGCGCGGCAGGCGGGAAAATCGCCATGAAATATCCCCATGATTCTACCGCTCCTATCGGAGAAGTGATAAATTGCCATTGCCAATGCGACTATCTCACGGATATTCTGCCCGGTAAATGATTCGACATAAAGACTTGACGACATCTGTGAAGTAGTTCTACTATGCAAGTAATGAACGATTCGCGCCGGATACGATTCGACTTTCACCCCCTCTCGCGAGAGATGCCGTCAATCAATGCCGTCGAGAAAGATGAGAGCGGCCAGAAGCGGCGCTACTTAGTCGGGGTCACGAGCGGAATCATGGTCGACGGCCACGGTGAGCGAATGACCCCGAACTGCATTAAGTCCTTTCAGAATCAAGCACAGTCCGGAGATATCCTCCTCTACGAAGGCGCTCACGGCGTCAATTTCGTCGATGATATTGGAAAGCTGACGAATGCTTTTATCAACGCCATTGGCGATTGGCAGACGGAATACCGACTCTATGACAATCTCGACGGACTCGGTCCAGCTACCCTCGAGAAGGCGGACAAGGTGTGGAGGCAGACTATGGGCCTGCCTCCGTACTCCGTTCCGCGGCCGAAAGGGTTTTCTATAGAGGGCGAGGTGCCCGAAGGCGGAATCCTTCAGACAGATATGTCTGGCAAGCGAGTGATGAACGACGTTCTCCTCGATGGGGTCGTGCTAGTGACCAGGCCTGCCTACAAGACATCCATCGCCACCGCAGTGAGGAAGGCTCTCGATTTTCCTCTCTCACGCGAACTGCGCAAGAGCCTTGAAGAGACCCTGCGCGAAAAAATCGACACAGAAGATGTTCGGGATCAGTGTTTCAGAAAGCATTATGCGTTGCAGAATGCTCTCGACGAAGAGATCCGCCGAGTGATGAGCCTTCCGCCTCAAGCGCGGGAGCAATTGCTGGCAGACCTCTACGCGGAATACTCCGAACTGGCGATCGAGGAAATCCTCGCTTACCCCGAGATGTACGAATCCGACGACGAGGGCGAAGCCCCGAGTGGGAAGGTATATCTGGCCAAGAGCATGAATCAGGAGAGCGTAGCACTCCGTCAGCTCGAGGCAGCACTTCGTCTCCTTGTGATCTCCAAAAGGTCTAAGGGACATGGAGGGAAAGATGATACCGAATGCTCAGGCGGCTCCGCAGGCCGGTCCACAGGCCGGTGCAGTCCAGGCGCAGCCTAACAGCGATCCCGAGACCCAGTCTCTCATTGCCAACATCGAAAGCCTTCTCGACGAGCTCAAGGGGCAGTCATCCGCCCCCGCCGCAGGCCAGCAGTCCCAGCAGCCTGCGGGCGGAAGTCTCGGGGAAGTCGCTCAGGCGATGAACAAGTCGCTCAACTCCGATCAGACGGCCGGGTCGTCCAGGGAAACCGAGGACGATATCATGCGCAGGACAGAGGACCCTCAGAACAAAGTCACCCCCGAGCAGGAGGGGGAGGAGCCTCACGTACAGGGGAAGCAGATGAACAAGTCTCGGAACGGAAGGGTGGTATATAGGGAGAGCGACCGCGAGGTGGTTCAGCCTGATCAGGGCGAGTCCCCGATGGAAGAGGGCGAACTCAATCACGACAGCGCGGAAGCTGCTGGCGAGCGCAAGGGCGAAAACCACACTATCGCCACGAAGAACATGGCAGCCAAGGCCATGATAACCATGCTTTACAAGGCTATGGTGGAGACGGACAACAGCGGAACCGAGGGAACCTCGGACGCCGAGCCCCGTATCTTTGCCGATATTCCCAAAGATGATAAAGACCAGCTCGACGAGCTGAAGAAGTCGATGGACGGCATCGCTAAGGCCCTCGGACTCGCGCCTGTGCGCAAGAGCCAGGGTGGCGACAATGCCGTCAACAAGAGCCTCGAGACCCTTAGTCAGGCTGTCCAGCAGCAGGGCATGGTTCTCAAGGAGATCCTAGAGGGCTTCGGTCTTGGCCAGCAGGTCACGGACGACGCTTTCGTAGGCAAGAGCCAGGACAGAGCTCCCGCGAGGCGGAACGCCCCGGTGGCCGGATACGACAATCAGGACGCGGTCGCCCTACTTCAGAACATCCTCGGGGTCCGAAAGGCTCAGGAAGACGAAGAGATGGTGGGCCTCCCTGCGGTCGTAGGCCGAAACGACGTCCACAAGTCGGCTCAGGCTTTCCTTTCCCTGTTCGGGGAAGACGCTGGCTCTACGTGGGGCCTGCGGTCAGTTCGCAAGTAGCCGCGCCTATTCCGGGTGCGTGGATTGAAGCGTAAATAGGAGAACGACATGGGCGGAAACTTTGTCGGGTATCAGAACCCGAACTACGGATATCAGAGGGGCGGCGTAAAGTCGCTCGTCCAGAAGGCCTTGCTGACGGCGGCAACGAATGTCGGCGAAGGCCTCATTCCCCAACACCTCGAGAAACTGATCACCAGCACGATCGTCAGGCTCGCGCCTGAGATCGCGATGATCACTGCGCAGTATGACGCGCAGAAGTATTACAAAGCTGCTTAACGGTTGAGCAGTGGGTACTTCTAAAAGTTGGTGGAAACGGTGAACACCTTACTGCGTAACGGCAAAGGCAATACCGTGGCGAGCCTCTATCTCAGAGGAAGCCGTAACGACTATCCCTTCGGGGAGTACGCTCAAGTGAGCGGAAGCACCAGCTACGCGCAGAAGTCTTGTACTTTTGCGCCGAATGATATAGTCTACTCTGCATGGAAACATGCAGCAGCGAAAGCGGAAAGGTTTGCGCCGAATGCGGGGAACGGAAAGGCCCAGAAGCCTTCTCTCCTCGGCAGATTCGATGCAAGTCTTGTAGGACCCGGATCGAAAAAGAGCGATACCATGCGAACCCGGAAGGCAAACGAGCCTATCAACGGGAGTATGGGAAATCGCATGATCGACGGGACTACATTCAGAACTGGCGAGAGCAAAACCGAGATCGAGTTAGGGCGAATACGAACAAGCTCTACTACGAATCGGTCGAGCGAGAGCCTGAGTTCAATACGGCCCATCGCCTGCTTCAAAAGGCAGTCGACGAAGGGCGAATTGAGCGGCCAGGTAAATGCCAGGTCTGTGGCAAGGTCTGTAAACCTGAAGGCCATCACGGGGATTATTCTAAGCCTCTTGATGTTGTTTGGGCTTGCAGGAAATGTCATTCCGCTATGCGCGGTCTGCGCGTCACGAACGCAGGCGAATAACAGGCACGAGTTCAACCGGCTCACTGCTCTTCCGGCGCCTAACGGTGCGATCGGCGAGGCGGGCGTAACCCCGACCCTCCGCTCGACCTACCAGCGCACGGGCCGCATTCTGAAGGTGATTCGCCGCAAGGGCGCGGTGACCAACTTCCTCCAGGACGCTTCCAAGAACTACATCGACGCTGCCGCGATCGAGATGGAGAACCACATCCAGGCTCACGTCTACGACATCGTCACCCTCCTCCTGTACGGCAACGACCAGGCGGACGGGTTCACCTATCCCGGCTTGGACACGCTCATCACCACAAACCGCGTCAACAACGCGATCGGCGGCGTGGTTCCTTCGGACCTGTCCTTCCTGGACAACCTGATCGACCAGAACATCCTGCGCCAGGGCGCGGGCCATCGTCGGGTCATCCTCATGTCCCCCCAGATGCTCTCCAAGGTCTCGAGGCTCCTCACCAACGTCAGGCTCAACCAGGGCCTCGCAGCGGGCGGGCTTTCGACTGTGGAAATCCCTGGCGGCTGGAGGCTTTCGGGCTATCGCGACATCCCCATCATCAGCTCGACCCAGTGCAGGCCGACTGCGAGCATGGGCACGGTTACTCCTTCCACGGCCACTACGGGCGGAACGGTTCCGGCGTCGTACTTCGACTTCTATGTGTCCTACGTCGACTGGGGTGGGGAATCCCTGGCCTGCGCCGAGGTCAACCAGCAGACCACGGGCTCGACCTCGACCATAACCCTGACCTGGACCGCCGTCTCCACTGCGTTCTATTACAAGATATACGTAAGCAAGAGCGTGACGTCTTTCGCTCTGGCTTCCGGCCTCGAGTACCTGCGCTGCGTGCTGCCTTCCAACCAGTACGACTCGAACGGCACTCCGACTGCTGGCGCGACCACGACTGTGACCTTCTCGACCGACCCGACCGTCGTGAACCCCACGATCTCGGCCCCGGCCGCGCTGACCACGGTCACCGCTTCGGTGCAGACGACGGGCGCCGCCCTCGACCAGCCCCTGATTCAGACGGCCGCAATGATCGCTGCGGGTTCGGCTCCGCCCGAGAACGTCTTCTTCTGGGATCTCGACGAGATACAGGGCATGGGAAAAGTCGCGTACACCAACGCGGCCGGTTCCCGGTTCAACGGCCTCGTCACGATGGAGCCCCTCGCCAAGACGGACGACAACCTTCCCTTCATGATCAAGTCGTACCTGACT